TGACGCTCTGGCGTGAGCTGGATGCCTGTTTGATGCGATGGTGGAGTCTGATCCGTTCTACCGACTGGGGGAGGCGTTTACTTTCCGTCTTCGTTCTCATCCGGCAGATGATTAATGACGCAATTCGTGCCGTGTTGCTGGCGAGTTCGCACGGTGCCGATCTGGATCAGATTGGTGGTAACCTGAATGTCGGGCGTCTGCTTATCACGCCGGAAGACGACACCACCACGCCGCCGACACCGGCAGTATATGAAACCGACGACGACTACCGCGCCAGGATACAACTGTCATGGGCGCGCCTCAGCACGGCGGGAGCCAAAAACAGTTATCAGTATTTTGCCCTCAGTGCAGATCCTGACATTCTTGATGCCCGTCCCTATGGCCCTGAAACACACGATCAGGAAGGGCGTGTTTTCCTGTATGTGCTCTCGCGTGCTGGCGTTGAAGCCTGGGTTAAAACAGAGCCTGACGAGGACACGGTGATCCTGACGCGTGCGGGAGCACCAACAACACCACAGCCGCTGCTTGATGCTGTGGCTGCATCCGTAAACGATGATGAAGTAAGGCCGCTGACTGATTTTGTGACCATCAGCGCCGGTGAGCCGCTACTGTTTGCCATCGATGCCGACATCCATATGCCTTACGGTCTGGATGGTGATCTGGTGATGACCAGCGCGGTTGACGCAATTATGGCTTATACCGACAGCACTTACCGTTTTGATACGGTTGCTGCCCGCTCTGGTGTGGATAAAGCACTTCACCAGGCTGGCGTTATCCGCGTGGATCTGCGCAGTCCGGCGGCGGATGTGATCCCGGCCATGGGGCAGGCACCCTACTGCACATCGATTACCCTCAAAAAAGTAGTGGCAGATTATGACTGATACGCCAAAAACCATCCTGGCACCGACCGCGACCGCCGCCGAAAGGGCTATTGATCGGGCTAACGCAAAAACGCTCGAAGCACTGCCGGTAAACCTGATCCGCTGGGTTAAAAATCCAGATTTATGCCCGGTTGAACTGCTGCCGTGGCTGGCATGGGAATACAGTGTAGACACCTGGAATACTAACTGGACCGAGCAGGAGAAGCGTGATGCCATCAGGCGCGCGCCGTTCATCCACCGTCATCGTGGCACTGTTGCCGCTGTGCGCCGGGCGCTGGTGGACAGTCCATTTGGCACCGACATTGTTCAGTGGTTTGAGCAGACGCCGCCTGGTGATCCGTATACGTTCATGCTGAATGTCGAACAGAAAGATCTTCCTGTTTCAGCGCTGGACCATCAGGATCTTAAGCATGCCGTCATGCGTGCGAAAAACCTGCGTAGCTGGTTCTCCGTCCACGTTTTCGGGCGCAAGGAAGGCTCTGCATACAGCGCCGGTTACCTGATGGCGACCGAAATTCTGACGGCGCGCATCTTTCCGACCTTGATTGTCCTGGATCCGCCTGAACTTTTCATAACGCCGGGGAGTGTCTGGATTGTGAACGTCACTGTGCTGCCTGCAAAAGCCGAAGACAAAAGTTTTACGGCGGTTTCATCAGACGAGTCCATCGCCACCGTTGAGGTGGTCAATGGGCAGCTTGTCGTAACGGGGCACGCCGAAGGCAACGTGAGCATTACTGTGAGCGCGGTGCTGGGACATGCCACCGCCACGCTTCCTGTGGTGGTTGAAGCGGCCATTGATGTAACGATGAATGTCGCCGATATTACTGCGCCGTTGTTCTGGCTGACGACGCCGACCGAGCAGATCAGCGTGAGGGTGGATGGTGCCGCCATGCCGGTGACTGTTGACACCACAGGGCAGGTGTTTGCCACTGGCACACTGTCTGCCGGTCTGCACCGGGTTACCGTTACCGACAGTAACACACTGACGTTCTACAAATCGGGGAAAACGAGCGTCAACAAGGTTATGCAGCTCCATGCGTTTTGCGGCAACCGTGCATCGATGTACCAGTGCTTCTATAACCAGAACCAGTTACACACCATCGATCCTGGAGCTTTTATCGCACTGGACGGCGTGACGAACTTCGGCGCGGTTTTCTACAACTGCACCAGTCTTTCAGGGTTACCGGCTAACCTGTTTGCCGGAAAAACCACGATAACCAGTCTGTCGCAGGCGTTTTATAACTGCCAGTCGCTGACGGCAGCACCTGCCGGGCTGTTTGATGGTCTGGTGAATGTTCTCAGCTATCAGAGTGTGTTTTCTCAGTGCAGTGCACTGGCTGAACTTCCGGCGGGATTGTTTGCTGACAGTCAGCTTGTCACCACCTTTTCGCAGGCGTTTTACGGGTGCTCGCTGCTGCCATCCATTCCGGATGACCTGTTTGCATCCGGCGGCAGGGTTACGTCCTACGGCTCGGTATTTAACTACTGTTCATCGCTTGCCAGCGTACCGCCGGAGTTATTTTATCAGAGTCCGCTTGCGCGGGATTTCAGCAACGCCTTCGCTAACTGCGCCAGTCTGCAAACCATTTCAGAAGGCCAGTTCTCGCAAAACCCTGAGGTGACAGATTTCGGCTCAACATTCAACAATACCGGACTGACGTTCATCCCGGCAGGGCTGTTTGCCGCCAACCAGAAAGTGACGTCATTTGCCACCACGTTCGCACTGACAGAGACAATAACAGCAGTGCCCGCAGGTCTGTTTGATGCCTGCACGCAGGCGACAAACTTTAACGGCACATTCAATGCCTGTACCGGACTGACAGACTTGCCGGATAACCTGCTTGCCGCCACGCGCGCGCAGAATCTGGCAAGTTTTTTATCCGGCTGCACCTCGCTGGTGAATCTGCCTGTGGGTCTGTTTGCCGGGTGTACCATGGCAACATCGCTTAACCAGGCTTTTTCAGGCTGCTCAGCGCTGTCCGCCATTCCTGCCAGTCTGTTAGACGATATGACATCATTGCTCAGTCTGAACCAGACCTTTCAGAACTGTAGCCAACTGACGGCTGTCCCGGCGCATCTGCTGGATAACTGCACACTTATCACGACAGCGGTTTCAACGTTCACAAGCTGCACGAAGCTGACAGACTTGCCGGATGATTTATTTGCCTTCCAGTCCGGCATCACCAGCATAAGCGGCATATTCACGAGCTGTACAGCACTGACCAGCGTTACCGGCAGTCTGTTCTCCGGGCTGTCAGCCGTGACGAATGTCACTTCCGCATTCCGGCAGTGCACATCCCTGCAACAGGTCGGTGACGGGTTATTTGACAATTGCCCTGGTATCACGGACGCCAGAACGTTGTTCTATAACTGCACAGCACTTGAGCACGTACCTGACGGGCTGCTTGGACTGTCGACGATAACCATGTGCCAGGAAGCGTTTTATTATTGCCGGAAGCTGGTGGCCGATCCGAACAACATCATGAGTGCAGAAAGTTACCCGCTGGTGACGGCAACTACAGGTTTGTTCAATAACTGCCAGCTCATCACCGGGTCGGGTGCCAGCCTGATAGCCAGGTTCCCGGCGGTCACCACGTCATCAGGTGCACTTCGTAGCTGTTCTGCGCTGGATGATTACGCCTCATTGCCAACTGCCTGGAAATAAGGATCCACGATGAAAACACTTGAACAGCTTAAAAAACGCATTGACTTTCAGCAGACGGATGAGTTTTGCCTGAACTTCCTGCATGAAATTGCAGAGAGGGGAATTATCACCATCGGGAAAGGTGACATTTTTGAGGAAAGCGGCGTCACCATGGTCAGTGATGATTTTTACCTTCGCTGCTGCATGGCATGGGGTGTTGAGCCTGATGTTGATGAGGAGGACTGATGTTCGGACTGACATTAACAACTGCGGGGGCTGCTGAAGTCGAGGCGGCATACCAGAGCGGCACCGTGGTAACCATCACCGACGCAGAGATTGGGGACGGAGACGGCAGCGCCGTCAGCGATGATCCGGATGTTCTCGCGGCGGCGACAGAGGTTGCCGGGCTTTTTGGTACGCTGGCATTCAGCGACAGCCAGCCGGATGAGGGGCTGCTTAACGGGCAGTTTGTTATCGACTGTCGTGAATATCCTGGCAGGGTGCTGCGCGCGGTTGGTCTGCGCAGCAGTTCCGGTACCCTGATAGCCTACGGAGGCTACCCGGATACGTTTCTGCCCGCGCAGACGGACAGCATCATTAAGGAAGTCATTATCACCTGTGTGCTGTCACTGAATCACGCTGAAAACGTTGAGTTGCTGATTGACCCAAACCGTCGCATTCTGACGGAAAGCGTGGCAGACGATCGCTACCTTAACGAGGATGAGAATCTCGCTGATGTGCCGGACAAGGCAACCGCGCGGAATAATCTTGAAATTTACAGTAAGACGGAAAGCGACGACGCTTACCAGCCTAAAGGCAATTACGCTGCCGCCGGAAGCGCCTACACGAAAGCGGAATCTGATGCCCGCTTTGAGCCGCTGGACAGCGCCTATACCAAGGCTGAATCTGAAGCACGCTACCAGCCTAAGGGCAGTTATGCCGCTGCGGGTAGCTCGTATACGAAAGCGGAATCTGATGCCCGCTACGAACCGCTCGACAGCGCCTATACCAAGGCTGAATCAGAGGCGCGCTACCAGCCTAAAGGCAGTTACGCCGCATCAGGCAGTTCATATACGAAAGCGGAATCTGATTCCAGATACCTGAGCGACATCCGGCTT